TTAGGATGCTTCTCTTCTGGATTTATGTTATTTAGGATATCTTCAAATTTACTCATTCTCTACTATTGTTTCGTCAGGATCACGATCTAGACCATCTTCTTTCTCGTGACGATACTTCATAATGTATTTTTCACAAAGGGCCTCGTATAATTCCTCTTTAGCGGTTGGATGACTTTCTAATAAATCACCAAACTCTTTAGCTAAAAACTGATGGGTTTCACCGTCAGCAGTAGTGTATTTATACCATGCTCCACCTTGTTTTACTACACTATATTCTTTAAGCAATTTCAAAGTACCAAAGTAATCATCAATTCCTGAATCGTAAAATACGCTATAACGGACTTTTCGGTTAGGGGGGCCTAGGCGGTTTTTGACTACCTCACATTCTACTTCTTGACCAACTACTGTGTCTATTCCATTAACCTTTTCCTTAATCTTACCTACTCCTTTGAGTCGTAAGCGAACTGAGGCGTGGAATTGTAACGCTTTTCCTCCTGATGTTGTGTACTGATCACCAAACGGCATAGCGTTTAGTTTTTGTCGTAACTGATTTGTGAATACACACAGGATTTTTTGTTTACCAATTAAATTAGTAATCTTACGCATTGATTTAGACATGATAATGGCTTTTGCCGTTGCATAACCATCTTTCTCATAATCAGCAGCCGACTCAATTTTAGTAGTAGCAGCAGCAACACTATCAACAACAATTGTGACTAATCTGTCTTTTTGTTTTTCGCGAATCTTAACGATGATGTCTTCCATTGCTTCAAATACATCCTCAATTGTATCGAGGGGTATATAAAGCATTTTATCAACATCAACTCCTATGGCGGTCAAAAATTGAGCGTCCAATGCTGATTCAGTGTCTACATAAATTGCTACTCCACCCTGTTTTTGAGTAGAAGCTATAACGTGAGCGGCAAGGAGGGATTTACCGCTTTGCTCTAGGCCCGTAATCTCAACAATTTTACTAACAGGCAAACCCCCATTTGGTCTGTTAGAAATCGCCAGGTCCAAAGGTGTGCATCCAGTAGATACCCACGATGTAACGTCTGTTGGTGATTCATCTCCCCCATTAAGGAAGTAGGCAACTTGATTATATTCTTTACTGAATTTTTTGTTTAGCGATACTGCTAATTCTTCAGTAAGACTTCCTCCTTCTGGGAGTGAATTGTTGGATTTTTTTCTCGCCATATTAACCGAATAAATCGTCTATTTTAGAATTGATATCAACCTTTTCTTTTGTAGGTGGGGTTACTTCAACTGTTTCATTTTCTTCACTTGGTGCCAAATACTTTTGGAGTGAATCTTTCATTTCATCAAACGAGAACTTAGTAAAGAGTTCCTTAATATCTTTTTGATCATTAAGGTATCCTTCAGCTGCACTACCATCTGTTGAGAGCGGTGATTGTACTGGCTTAACACGAACGGTTGTTGTATCAAACATTTTACCTGTCTCAGCTGCAGGAATAACTTCAACTGTGATATCTCGACCAGCAGCAATATCGGTAATATCACCATAATCTTCATCCATCATAACACCTAAAAGTTCGGTGTATACCATTTTACCAAATTCCCAGAATCGAACGCCCTTATCTTCCTCACCACGTACAAGTACAGGAGCGAAAATACGCATTTTAGGGTAAAGCTTCTTAGCTAACTCTACGTTATCTGGTTCATTTGACTTACGGAGTTGGGAAGCAAATTCCAAAATTGGATCAGACTCATCAAAATTTGAGAGTGACATCATTCGGGGCTTACCAATACCGAAATAAAAATACAATTCAGTGAAGGGTACATCTTTATTGTGCTTATATGGTACAATACGTACTACTGATTTTTCTCCACTTGGTGGTTTCCAAAAGTTCTTTCTGAATTCACCACCTGACTTTCCATTGGACTTATTTTGCAAGCGGTCCATGCGCTTTCTGATTTCGTCTAGATTCATGATCTTTTAATTTTGGGTAAATATAATAACCCAGACCACGGAATCCAAATATTACCAAAAGGCTTTTACAAACAACTAAAATATCTTTCTCCTCTGTCGCAAAGGATAGTAACTACATTTTCAGCATAACCCTCATTAATTAATCTTTCGGCAACTAAAAAATTAGCAGCAGCCGAAAAACCAATAAATAAACCATATTGTTTAGCTAATGATTTTGATTTTTCTATAGATTCTTCAGTTGATACTGTTTCAATACGATCTATATCTTTTAAATTAACTAAAAATTTACTACCATCACCTATACCTTGAATACCATGTAGTCCAGGTTCTCCACCAGACATAACAGGAGATTCAGCAGGTTCTAATGCTACTAGTTTACATATAGGATATCTATTTTTAATAAATTTACCTGCCCCCATTATAGTTCCCCCGGTTCCTGTACCTGCTACAAAAGCATCAATTGGTTTATCATAATCAAAGTCTTTACAGATTTCCATACCTGTAGTATACCAATGGGATTCTATGTTTCGTTCATTATGGAACTGATTAAAATTAAACCACCCATGCTCTTTAGCTAATTTATTTCTAAGTAAAATAGCTCCATCAAAATCACCAGCGGGTACTTCTATTAATTCTGCTCCAAAAGATTTTAACATAATTTTTCGTTCAGTACTCATATTAGAAGGCATAACTATAATGCACTTAAATCCTAAATTAGCACAAAACATAGCTAGTGAAATACCCATATTACCAGAAGTAGCTTCAATTATAGTATCACCTGGTTTAAGTGTACCACTACCCATAGCTATTTTTAAAATCCAAGCTACAGGTCTATCTTTAACGGATCCACCTGGATTTAAGAATTCGGCTTTACCCCATAGGGTACCATTTGGGAAAGGAAATTTTAATAAAGGAGTATTACCTACAGTATCGATAAGATTCATAACTTTTATTATTTTAAATTACCCCACTTCAATAATTTTTTTAAGGCGGGTTTTTACTTTTTTAAATCCCCCAGGACGCGTTAAAAGAAGACAATTTCTAAATTTTGTCCAATCAACTTGGTATGAGGTATCTAATTCACCATGATTTAAATAACGAATTACTTCATTTAAAGCATTTATAGTGTATAAAGTATTAGTCTGTTTTTTTCTATGTACTAAAATAGTATTAGGAATCTGTAGGTTGTATACAGGTCCATCTATATTGTAAGTTAACATGGTTTTATCCTCCTCTGGTGAAATTAAAACAAAGATTTTGTTAAATAAAATATCGTGTTCCTCTAATATTGTGCCTACAACTTCCTCTACTGTTTCCCCTTGGAGGAAAGTACAGTAAAGTTTATTATTCATGTTATGTTTATTGCATTGTTGTGGCAATAAATATCAAAGGGCCTCAAGGGACGCGTACGTATATCCCTTCTTTAACTTTATGGGGAAATCTGATGAAATTATATCTCTAAGGGACTGAAGCAATTCCTTACCATCCGCTAACGAAAAGTCGAATAGCATAGAATCATATACATATAGCACCATTTTTGTTTGTTTACCTTCTAGAAGCTTAAATACTCGCGATAACAAAGTAATATTATACTCCGTCTCGAACGCTTGAATATAATAGTTGAATAATTTTTGAGGTGTTATGTTTTTATAGTTACCTTTTAAAAGCTTACGCCTCGCAATTACAGTTTTAACGTATCCATTAGTATTAAATTCGTGCCACAATGAGTCTATAAATTTTTGTGTTTTATTAAAGTACTCGTGTTTAAGGTATTTTTTATTTATACCACCATACATTTGTTGGAACGTTAATTCTTTACTCTTTTTATACATTTCATCACTAATCTCAGCTGTTTCGAAATACATTTGAGCTAGTTGAGTATGTACAGACTCACTTTTGTCAATATGGTGTCCTATAAAACGCGCTATAATACGTGGGTGATAACCCTCATAATCCATTTCGATTAAAGTATCGTTGTTGGCTTCAAAACTATCTCGCTCCCCACTATCGTGTTTTAGAGCTGAGAAATTAATGCTATTAAAGTTGTTTGTAGGGCGTCCTGTTGTAGTGCAAAAATTGTACCATCCATAAGCCTTATCTTCGTTAATGCTAAACTTTTCATTGATGTCAAAGTGTTTTTTAAATGTGGGGTTAATTTTAAATCCCTCACTTACCATTTTTGCTAATGTAGGTGTAAGAATTTCATTGTACCACTTGTTTGATTCTTCTTCCTTAAAGTTGTTTATATACGGGTACAACGCATCAAATTCTTGTGTCAACGCCTCGTGGTGCTTTGCAATTGGAATGATTTTATTCGCATTATATGCGCCGTATTTACGCTCAAAATATGTGTGAGCGCCCGTTTTAGGTAATGAATCTAACGGTTCGTTTTTTATTAAATAATATATGGATTGTATATCCGTATAAGGGAGTGTGGGGATGTGTAGTAAAGCTTTAGTTTTTTCTTTAACGAATATATTCGTATAAGATTCCAAATATTTTAATGGTAAACTGAGCTCAAATGCCTCGGGATGATCTATGTTAATAATGAATCCCTTCTCCTTACTAAATGAATAAATGTACAACGCACACAGTGATTGTAATTTAGGATGGGTTTCATCATTGTTGGTAATAAATTGAAGGTAGCATTCGCTACCCTCATCTTTAAAAAACCTATCTAATTGCTCTTGTGTTTCTATAAGGTAGTACATACCTTAAATATACGAACACAATTAGTAAGATCCACCTCTTGGGGTATAAACAGGCTGAGAAGTAGGTACCGTTGTTGGTGGGTTAGGAGGAGATGTAGGTTGTGGAGAGGAGGTAATAGGAGGTTCAGGAGGTGTATTATCCGTAACTATATCACTTACGTTTTTTCCTTTATAAGCTCTACACCAATATTGTGTTTCTACTATAGCATTCCATTTTCCACAATTACCCGTTGTTTCGTTATAAAATTTACATTTTTTACAATGTTGGTGTTTAGGAACATTTTCATTATCTATAGTATTAGGGTGTTTATTTCCTAATTGATAAGCAGCAGGTAATGATTTAGGGATAATTTGTGCATTAGGGTAAATGCGGTTAGAATTATTTAGTAGTATTACTCCATTTCTTAAACCAAATTCATTTTTATTAGGAAAATAATTAAATATTCCTGGTATATCAAATTCTAATTGACGTAATCTTTTAGTATTTTCTTCTTCATTATTTTCTCCTAAAGACCATTTTATAAAAAATACCCTATTTAAAGATTTATTATATTTTCTTTTATTAAAATTTTCGTAAGTATCCTTTGAAATCTCTGTAAATTCTTTAGTATTTAAACGAACCAAAATATATCTATTAAAATACCTGTTGCTATAATCTATTAAAGTAGGAATAGGAGTTGACGAAGGGATTTGAATATATTCGTCTTGTTTTTTAGATAATTGACGTTGCAACGCAGAATAAACTCTATTATTAGCATATCTATCTACAACATTTTGGTTGCGATTAATTTTAAGAGGGCCTAATTTACCTTTTAAATCTTGGGGGCTATCACCTGCAAATACTCTCCCATCATTTAATTTAATATAATTTCCTGTATAAGGTTTCCCATCAGATAAGAGTTTAAATTCAGTCCCATCTGTGTAGAGTACTTTATATTTGTTTTTTGGTAAATAAGCCATTATTCAGGATCAGGAATTTCAGTATCAAAGGTAGCTAATATTCTATCTATTTCGTCTTTAACATCATCAACAGAATAAGTGGTATCATCTTCACTAAGTATAACTTCACCATCTTCTATTAAAGTTGGTATAGTATAATATTGGAATCCTCCTGGGGTTTCTATTTCATAAATATCAAAGCCCTCATAGTTTTCTATTAAGAAGGGTTCTGGGAGGTTATTAATAACTTCAGGCTCATCGTTTTCAATAAATGCTTGTATAGCAGATTCAGCAGTAGCGGCTAACGTATCAAACCTCATCCAACATTCTGCATTCCCAGCACTAAATTCTTGAAGAGTAGTTCCTGATTTTAGTTGGTCATTAGCACCACTAGTTCTAATATTATTTCTATCTCTTACCCAACCATTTAAGAAAAGATCTGAAGCTTCTTTAGTAAATGCTATATTATACCATACTGTTTTTGTAGTAGTACAATCTGATTTTTTAATGTAACGTGTTTGATCAGGGGCTTTTGGGTCTATAAATTCACCTGTTCTAAAGTCTTTTGATTTAATAGTATCTATCCCTCCTGGTTTACCTAAGTTAAGATTTTTCTTTACGACATAACATTCTATTTCTTGACCATCTTTTTTAATAAAAGTAGTAGTAGAACTGTCGATTTTTACCGGTTTGAATACAGGGGTTTTTGAAGGAGTTTCATTAAAATAAGTATTATACGCTGAAGGTAATATAGCAATATAACCATTTTCAAAAGGTATTGGTCTAACTCCTTCGGGTTTTACAACACCTAAAACCATTCCACCATTTTGCCAACTATCAAAAGCGCCTATAACATTATCACCCCAATCAGTGAAACTTTCATTATTAATTTCGGGGGAGCTTCTTAAGAAAGTAACACCAATATTACCCCTAAATGCATTACCATCTTTAGATTCGATAGTATTATCTTTAATTTTCTTTAAATAAACTAAGTCATTATCAGTAGCTTGAGATATATCAGTTACATCTGCTTGTCCTTCGGGGTATTCATTGGTATTACTACCTGCACTAATTTGGCTTTTTTGTTTTAGTATTTCTTCGTCTGTAAAAGTAGATGTAGTTACTCCAGTTATAATTGGTTTTTTACCTTCTTCAGGTAATATAGTCATTTTACCACTTATATCTGTAGTCCAGTCTTGACCTGCTGTTATTTTTTGTTCTTCCCCAAATACTATAAAACCAATATTAGCATTAGAATATGCCTTAGGTAAGCGATCTTTTCTAACTTTAAACATATTACCTATAACTACACCCGCAATACCATCTAACTCAGCACTAAATTCTAGAGGTATTACAGAATTGAATACTGAAGTTTTTGAATAAGCTAGACTAAGATAAGTTGCATTTTTTTGGTATTCTTTAAGAATACCCGTAATATTTCCTTCACCTAATGTTTCTTTATCATTTGCTGTGAGTTTTAGGTTTCTAAAAAAACTAGAAAAATAACGATTTATTTCAATACCTAATTCATTTTGTTTAGACTGGTATTGGCTAGCGTTTGATGTAACATCATTTTTAGTTTTTTTCCAATTAGAAGTAATATCAGTACTTAATAAACGATTTTTTATAGATCTATTAAAAGCAGCAAAAGTAACCCCATCAATATCTTGAATACTTCTAGGGTCCTGTGATTGTATTGCTATAGTAGAAGACATAGCACTTGGGACATTGCTAGTATATTCAAATTTTCTTAAAATATTTTTATTACTAAAAGGAATAAATTCATGTAAGTCTAAAGGTACTTCACTATTATCTACGGGCAAATCAATAACAAAAATAGTATTGCCTTCTTTATCATCAGTAATTACAAAATTATGGTTAGGACATACTTTATTAACTTCACCCCAAATATCATTTAAAAATTTACCTACAGTATAATCAGCATTATCGTTGTTTTTTTCTGCTAAATTAGTAAGCATGTTAATGTTTAAAAAAATATTACCAATACGCCTAGATCTATCTGTAGTAGTTAGTTTTAAGGGGGTTTCAGGGGATATTTCTACACCCTTGTAATATACAGGTTTATCTTTATCATAAGTTCCTATAATATAATTTAAAGGGAAAATATCAGTTTTAGGAATATATCCTAAACTATCTTCAATTCCTAAAGTATCTATTTCACCTCCTTGGGATTCTAAGGGGTTAGTTTCAAATTGAACAGGTAAAATACAAACATTAGCATCACATGAAAAATCTATTATAGTATTATTTTGAGTACTAGTATAATCCCCAATGGGGACATGGAGCAGTGGATCTAATTTAGTTATTCCTTCTATAGGATCATCGGTATCATATAATCTATCAGAAATTATGTGTACAGGGTGTTTACCTTTTTCATCTTTGGTTATAAGATTTTCATTAATTAATGTACAAAAAGCATCCCATCTAATAAAAGGTTGTGGGTTTTTATACTCGAGCCCACCATCAGCTTTTTCTTTTCTACCTCCTACAGGAATGATATAATTTCTTAATTCTTCTTTATTTTGAATTTGAAGAACTTTAATTAAATAATTTTCTAAATTAGCTGATTGAAANCTAACTAAATCTCTTAAAAAGTTTTTAGTATTAGAACCCCCTCCATACCCTGCTTTTAAGGATTGGTTTCTAGTTATTTTAGCTTGTTCTTCATAAAACTCTTTTTCATCCTCAGAAGCAGCATTTGTAATTTCTTCATTTCTAAAATCAAATATTTCATTTAGTTGTTGTTCTTCATAATCTAAAGTAGCTAAATTACTACCTCCTTCTCTGCTAAATGAATTAAAATGAGCATAATTGCTTAAAGATCTAATTAACCCCTCTAAACCATTATATTGTGGAAATATTCCTGCTTCTAATGCTTGATTAAATGTAGTTTGATCTACTTCTTGGGCAATTGTTTGTCCATCACCAATATATCTTTCAGATGAGATTGTTACATTTGAATCTCCATTATTTGTAGATCCATTATTAGCAAAAATACTAGGTGTATTACCATTAACTGTAGAAAGACTAGGCATTTTAAGGCTATCTATTACCTCACCTATAGAAATTAACTCTGTATAGCAGCTAAAACCACCATCTTCTCTTGCTTGAAACCCAAAGTTTTTAACAAATCCTAGAAACCCATCATAATTACCATTATGAAATTCTTTTAATTTATTTATACCTGAAAATACTTCTTCTTGAGTTAAGTTATTAGTATAAATTCTAGAATTTTTACCGTCTTTATCAGCAAAAAAATCTTCTAATAATCTTTTACCTTTATATACTTCTCCTCTATTATTAATATAAGGTGTCCAACCCCATTCTAAAACAACCATATAACCAGGCCTCATATAAAGCATTTCAAGTATTTCTAATTGTCTTCTGTTATGACATTCAAAATTAACTTTTGCTTCCCTTAATGAACCATATGCAGATTTAGTTCTAATATTAGCATCTATAATACCCGGCATAGGGACAATCCCATATCCATCGCTTGTAGCATCAGCCCCAATAGCTAAATCACCATATCCTAAATTAGTTTTTTGTCCTGGTCGGGGGAAAGAATCTCTAGGGGTAGTTACTCTCCTAGTTATTTTGTTACCATCTTTTACTCTAGCAAAGTCACTTAATACACCTCCTTCTAAAATAAAATTTTGGGATAAAGCAGCTCCTTTTAAAGCATTAAAACTATTTTCTCCTTCTAAACCACCAATTTCAAGATTAACATTTTCAACATAATCAACCATAGAGGTTAATCTAAGAATACATTGTTTATTTAAAGTATAATTATAATAAGCACCTGCGTCTAACTCTTTGACTACAGTTCCACTTTGTAATTCAATATTGTGTTGTGAAGAAAGACGGTTTTTTTGGCTAATAACATCACCTGTAAGAGCATCTGTGTCTTTAGGATTTCCTATAGATATTATCTCTTCTCTAAGTGATATTTGGTCTCTAACATACTTTCTAAAGGTATCTTTAAAAATACTCATCTAAGATTATTATTAAAATTTGTAAATGAATTTACATATCTATCTGGATTAGCAGGTATTCTAATTTGTTCACCTAAAGCTACATAATAACTATCTTTACGTAATTTATTAGGGTTAGCTGCTAAAATTATCCACCAATATTGAGTATCATTATAAAACTCATAACTTAAATTATCTAAGCGATCACCATCTTGTGTAATGATATATGTATCATCTTGACTTAATGGTACATCAGGTAAAATAGTATTTATATAATATCTTTTACCTTGACGATTACGTAATTTTTTTATATCGTTAAACCTTCTCATGTTTCAGCGGTTGTAGCATTTATAGACACCCCATTAGAATTAAATTGGTCTTGATCTTCATCATCACTTTGTTTAGCGTATTTTCTATTATTACTAACCCCAATTTCAGGTAGTATAAATGGTGTAGTTGGACTATTTGAGGGAGCAAAATTGTGTACTGGTTGGAAGTCACAACTTACATCTAAAATGTGGGGATATTCATTTAAGTCTCTATCAACCCCCTCAGAATCATGTCTGATTTCCCAAGGATAAGCTGTAGACCAACTTAAATTAACACTTGTAAAAAAACCAGGTATTTCATTCATCCAGTCACCTATAGTTAAACGGGAAAATACTCCTCTCATTCTTCTATTTTTATATTCAGGAGCGGTTTGAGCTACTAAATAATTTAATTTTCTCCAAAGGGGTTTTTGTTCATGTCTAGTTTGGGTATGGATTTTAAAACCAAAACTAATTTTTCTATCAAACCCAGCATAGGTATAAAAGTTTTCAGCTCTGCCATTATATTTGTGGCTATTCCATTCACCAGAATAACTATCATTTATACTATCTAACAGTGCTCTAAATAAAATAATATTATCATTTAATGGATTATCATTATCTACAACAGCAATTCTAAATTTAATATAATCTTTAAAATTACCACTAAAATCTTCTAAATCTTTACGTTGAAATATACTAGCCGCTGATATTTTATCTATTGTTCTAACATCATATACGTCTACATCATCATCCGAAAGATCAACACCTGGGTCTCCTAATTTATATAAATTGATTCTTGTTTTTGAATCTTCAATAGGAAGTTGCCCTGAAATAGGTGCTACAGATCTATAGTCTTTATGTTTACTACTAGGAGTTAGGGGAGCCTGTCTTAATTGAAATAAATCTTGGTTAAATAAAGGAAGATATCCCCCGTTTTCACCAATATCATTAAATGGGTTACTTTTATATTGTTTTATAGTAGTATCACCTATACCAAAAGTTGAATGNGGACCTCCTGCATATTCTTTAATAATTCCTAAATCTCCNTCAACAATAANTTTATTATANGCNCCAAATAAAGAATTATCAGAAATTTCATTAATTCCTGATCTTATAGCTGCAAGAAAGTTAGATTCATATTTTGGACCTCCTCTTTCAGGATCATAATTATATCCTGATTCGGTTTTAATATCTAATGCTCTATCTCGTCTAAACCTAATACCAGCAGCTCCTGTAGCTGCTGTACCTAGGACATGAGCTGGAGAAGTTAATCTATTATTAGCTCCTCCTGTTAGGGGTGTATCGTTAATATAAAAAGTAGGATTAGTTCTTGATAAAGCTAATTGTGCACCTGCCCATGCTATACCATTAGGTGTAAGAAATAATTTAGTTAATCTAGCTACATCTGTTGCAGCTGATTTAGCTAAATGTACTGCTCCTCCTCTTACAAAATTATCTGTTACTTCACCTATTAAATCTAAAGCACCGTTAGTTTCTTTTTCTACTGATGGTAAATCTTTAGTTATTAGAGGTTTATTATCTCCATATCCTAATGATCTTTGATCAAAGTTCGACCCATCAGGATTTACTCCTGTGTCTTCGGCGATTAATAAAAGGTTTTTTAGTGATATCGCCATAGAACATTTTAGTCAGGAAGATTATCTTCATACTTGTCGGGAGTAATACCATCTAAATCTTGAGTAGAAGGATTTATAGCGGCAGATGCTCCTCCATAAGCATATTGATAAGCAGGACCCACTAATGATCTTCCTGCTTGGTCTTCTAAAGGACCACCGTGAAGTTGTGAATTATTAGGGGTACCAAACGGGTATCCTCCTCTGGTTACATCTGGTCCAACTATAGGAAAGTTAGGACCTGTTTGGCCTTCCATATTATTTACGGGACCCTCACCTTGTACTAAGTCGTGGATTGATTTTAAGTCTTTAATTGCCATGATTGTGTTGTTTTGTTATAAATATTAAGCAAATGTAGGGCTCGCTTGAAGATCTTGGGTTCCTCCTAATCCTTTTCTACCCCTACCATTAGATGCAGCAAATGCGTCCCAATTATTTTGTATTATTACGGGTTGAGCGGATCCTCCTCCACCACTAAATCCCATTTGTTTAGCTTTATTTAATGGAATTACTGCTTCAGCTTGACCTGCTTCACCAATAGTAGCTAAAGTACCACCGGGTCTTGGTTTTACAATACCACCCTCAGCCATTTTAACTGAACTTTCACCAGCGGACATAGCTGCCATTAAACCTGCTATAGCACCAAATGCGAGGGGAATACCAATACCAAAAGGTATTGCTGCTAAGCTAGCCATAATATTAGGAATTGCAATAAGTAAAGAATTAACAGCAAATACAGCTGCTGCCGCTCCTAAAGCTGTCATTATACCCACTAAAGCACCCATTAATATTTTGCTTTCAGATATAAACTGAACCAGTTTACCAAACTTATCTACCATAGGTAATGCTATAGCAGCAACATCAGCTAATAAACCTTGGAATTTTTCTTGTGCTAAATTTAATTTTTCTTGAGCAGAAACTTGTTCTAACCTGTCTGCTAACTCACCTTTACCAACTGCTCTAAGCTGTTCGGCATTCATACCCATAGTTTCTTGCTTAAAAAGCATATCTGATAACTGATCAGTTTGCATACCCATTGATTTAGCTAATGCATCCTGCTGTAAGGTATTCATTTTAGTAAAATCAGTAAATGTACCCATGTTTTTAGCTAATTCATCAGCTAATGTTGCTTGGTCACCTGTTAGGGCAGCTGCCCTTGCTCTTTCAAGGTTAAGTTGTTTACCTGTTAATAATTCTGCTTCTAATTCAGATTCAATACTTGATTCAAACTCTAATAATTGTTTGCTAGCACCTACTATATCATTAATTTCGGCTCCTAATAATTTAGCTTTTGTAACTGCTTCAGCTATTAATTCAGGATTACCACCTAATTGGGCTCTTAATTGTCCTGTAACTTTACCTGTGGCTTCAAGGACACCTTGCATATTTAATGCAATTCCTGCCCCACGTTGTAATTCATGTGAAGTTGCTAAGACATTTTCTTCAACTTCTCTAAAGTTAGCACCATTTCTTTCGGCAGCAAATGCTAAATTACCTGCGGATTCAGCAGATATACCAACTAGTTCAGTTAATTTAGAAAAAGTACCAACAGTAGTCATACTAAACTGTTGAGCAGTACCTAGTTGGTCATTAAGAGCACTAAAAGCAGTTAATAATCTACTAGTAGTAATAGCTAGTTCTTTAGAATTAAAAGCTACAGCAGCAAATTCTTGCCTTAAACCATTTGCTTCAGACTTAGTTAAATTTACATCCTTAGCTAGTTTTGCAGCCTCCTCGTCTGCTTTCATTAGCCCTGTAAACATAGCATCTAATACAGCGGTTCCTATTTCTAGGGCTTTAGCCATAGCAGCTGCTTTGGTTGCTGCACCTTCAAACCCTGCTTGTAGATTTTTTGTTTCTTTGGCAGCTTGTTTGGCTCTTTTAGCCATTTGTTCAAGTCTACCTTTTTCTTTGCCTGAAGCTTTAGCAGCTTCTGCTGCTAATTTTTTAGCTTCACTATCAAGTTTATTAGCATTTCGTTTAGCTTCAAGAGCTTTTTGCCTAGCTTTAGTAGCAGTTCTTTCAAAATCAGCAGAATTTTTGTGGTCTAAAGCACTTTTTTCAGAAAGCTTAGACATGCTTCTAGATAAATCTACCCCAGTTTGCAGGGCATCATTAAAGCTTTCCATTTCTTCAGCTGACTTGCCTACTCTTTCGGCTAGTTTATTAACTAATTCGTTAATTTCTTCAAAAGCACCTTTCGCCTGATCTGCTGTATTTCCTAAATCTGCCATTTATATTAAGGGTATGGTTATAAATATTAAGAGGGAATCCCTTTATTAAAATTAGGTGCTTTAGCAGTTGTTTTAGACTGTTGGTTTACTTTAGCCATTTGTTTATTATGTTCTTCATTCTGTTTAGTATGAACTTCATTAATTTTTCTAATGTGGTATCTCCTAATATGAATAGGCATATTATATACTTCAGAATATAGAAATCCTCCCTTCCCGTAATATACTAGGTCATGAATTTCATTATAAACGTTAAATTTATAACTCGGTGTCAGGCCAAAAAAACGTGATCCCAATTGGGATCCGAACGCCTTTCACGTCTCCAGCGGCATTTTCCAGATCAAAAGTCAAGTCAACATCAGGCTGTATTTCTTTGATGTATTCTCTTAGTGCTCTTGAGTCTCTAGCTAATAATTGATTATCAACAAATTGACGTACTGTTTTGCGCTCGTAATCGCCTTCAACAGATAATATCATGTGTTTTAGACGAGTTGAATATTCAGCTGAGGATTTTTTATCGATTTTTTTAAGACCTTTTACCTCAGCGTCAACTTTCTTTTCATCTCCATGAGTTAATATCTTAAAAGTAATATTTTTTTGAATAGTGGGTAGCATAAAACTAAATTCATTTTTACCTTTTTCTAATAAATGCTCTTCTTGTAATTCTTTATCATTTACTTCTGTCAAATCAACAGTCTGTTCTTCTTCATCTAACGTAAATGAATAATCTTTACCATATCCTAATACACGAGCAGCAATCATAATTGCATTTTTATCACCTACAACTAAATCATTATAATCAATTGGTGTGATTATAAGGGATTGAAGTAATTTATCAATTACTGTGCCATTTTTAATATAACTATTATTAGTTAGAATATCTTCTTCCTTTGCAGTCATATATTTCATTTCAAGGGTACCCTTTGATAAAGGGTTTTCTGAGGGGTAAATTAAACCTTTAGAGGGTAAAGTAACTTCCTCAGTAGGGAACATTGATTGGTTTTCCATTTGTTACAACTTTATATGTTTGCATATACATATGTAAAAAAAAGAGGTGCTTGCGCACCTCTTAATTTATTTATGTTAAGAATCTTAGTAGTTTAAGATTGCATAATCCATGGCAATGGTTAAGCTAATTTCCATTGGGGTAGATGAAGTCCAGTCACCTGATCCAAATTCAGCATTAGTAACATAAGCACCTTTACAAATCCATTCTTCAACAACGTCACCAACAGGGCCTAATGTATTAAATCTAACATCTTTTTTGTAGAAGTCAGAGTAACCATCTCTACCTGTTACGGATTCGTGGTGTAAACGGACCCATTCCATTACTGCTTGTGCACCTGATGGGGTTACTGGATCGTATAATGTACAGCTAATGGTACTCCAATCGGATTTACCTTTAACTTTTCTTTTCACGTTAATGTGGTCAAGAACCACTTCTTCTGCTGTGTATTTAGGCTTATCTGCGGACTTAATGAGATAAGCAGGAATACCATCTATATAAAATATAAATCTATTTTGCAGCTTGGGTTCGTAAGCTGTATAGAACATATCTGCTGAACTTAATATTGCCATTGTCTTGTTGTTTTGTTATAAATATGTTAAACCTAAGTTTTTAGTCGTTAAATGTTGCTCCTGTTGGCTGAATTGTGTAATCTAGGATTATGAATTCGGCAGTTTTAGTAGGTTGGATAAATATTTGGCCTACTAATTGGTTTCTATCAATAGCTTCGGCTGTATTGTTTGATTCATCCATTACTACTCTAAAGGCAAATAATCCTTGTCTTTGTTGAACTGATTCTAAGAATGGATTAACAGCATTTAAAAATTTATTTCTAGTAATTGTTGTATTTTGTTCAAATACTAAATTCTTAGAAGTGTCTCCAATAAAGTTCTTTAAAGAGATTAATAATCTTCTTACGTTAATACGATCTAATGCGCTTGCTTTTTTCTGGAGTGTTTTCTGACCATAAGCAACTGGACCTACTCTTGGGAAGGTTGCAATTGGATTTACTTTATTATCATAAAGTTTATCTCTTAATGCTTGTGTTAACTTATACTCAGTTCTAACTATAGGTAACCCACCTCTATTTAAACCAGCAGGTGCAAACCATGGGGCAGCTACTCTATCATTAGCGGCATATACTCCTTGCATTACTGTTGAAACAGGACACCATACATTTCTACCTAATTCAGTTG